AGGAATAACGCTCACGAGACTTGTAACGTACGTTACCAGTATCAAAGTCGCCGTCCATGCTGTTCTGCAATGGGATACGAACAAAGTGCTTCAAACCGTTTGGAACATCAGTGGTCAAGAACCATGCGTTGGTTGCGGTCAAGAAGTGGTTAATTGTGTAACCTTCTGGAACAGAACCGTTGTTCTTAATTGCATTGATGTCGTTGTTGTTTGTACCAACACGGAGTTCAGTATCGAGCAAACGAGTTGCAACGAACTGAAGTGCAGGAGGAACAACCAACTTCTTAGGTTTAGCAGCGATCAAGAGACCACGCTCATCAGTCCAAGCAGCAATTTGAATAACAGCATTTTCTAATGCAGTTTCGTTCAAGTCAGCAGGAGTAGATGGAGTGTTGGCGTTAACACCACCAGAAATCAAAGGATGTGCTGTTGAGAACAATGCTTGTCCGTCACCGTATGTTACTTGGGTGTTGAAACCGTTGTTCAAAACTGCAGCAGCTTTAACCTGTTTGGTGTAAGCCATAGCACGAGCTAAGCCTTTGGTGTAGCGAGCTGATAAAGAATCGTAGAGGTTATCTTCGATTGCTTCTTCGGTCAAGCTAAAGCCAAGAGCGATAGTTTCGTGGTTGTAACGAGCTGTCCATGCTTCTTGCGCATTGTCGTAAGCGATGGCTTGGCCTTCGTTCTTGACTGGTGCAGCGCTAAAGCCTGACAGTTTTGTTTCTTCTTCAAAAGAACGCTCAGAGGTCTCTGTTTCGTAGATCTCTTTGTGTTCTTCACCATAGCGAGCGTACTCCAAACCGAACAAAGCGTTCAATCCGGGGAGCAACTCTTTTAGTAGTTGGGCACGAGAAATAGCCATTTAAATGCTCCTTAATTAAATACCAGTAGCATTCATGTAACTCTGATAACCAAAGTTCCATGTTACTAATGCTTCTGGATAGCCGGTGAATGAAAACTGTGCAGCGGTTGATTGTGCAGTAGTAACTGCGGCGCTCAACGTAACAGCAGTGCCGTTTACTTGGGTAACCCAAGTGTTAGAACCAGCATTAATGCCGGGGCCTGAAACTGCCATGCCGGGCTGAATAGCTGAGTTAGCAGCAGACAAAGTCAAGGTTGTGCTTGAAGTTGTAGCGTTACCGGTAACAGTAACAGCAGATGCTGTAACGAGCTGAACAATACGGAATGGAGCAGCAGCAACGTTTGGACTTAAAACGCCAGTACCAATAGCGGTAGTAGCAATAGCAATACCAGCAGCAGAATCGCCAGTAGTTGTAGAGCCAGTGTTGCTATTGAGTGCGCCTAAATAGTAAGCATTAGAACCAACAAAAGCTGGGTTAATGTACTGAATAGTGCTGGAGTTAGAAGTACCGTTTGCCAATACTACAGTTTGGAAAACTGCTTGAGGATCATCAACAACATAGCCGATAGCATCAGGAGCGCTTGTAGAAGCATTCCAGTACTGATAGCGGTTTTTGCCGTAGATTGGGCCACCGGTTGTGGAATATTCACAACCAACAAAAATACCAATAGAACCACCAGTTGCAGTACCCGTTGTTGGGTTGAGGGTAGAAGCAATCAGTGTACCTTGTGTTGCACCAGAAGCACCTAATTGAACAACGTCACCGTTGTAAAGGCTGGTTGAATAGCCGTTAGTGATAGGGAACATGCGGGTAGAACCAGCAAATACACGACCACCAATTAGGTTAACTGGCTTTAGCCCGTAAGGGGCTGATACTGTAGGATAAGCCATTTAAATCTCCTAAAATTTAATTACCAGATCCAAAGCTTACTGTTGATTTCCGTTCCATAAAGATCGGCATTCTAGAGTCACTTTGGCGCATTAAGTTATTGTCTACAGCATCTGCTTGAGCTTGTGTTTGATCTTCAAAATACTTGCGTTGTTGTTGATCCATCTCAATAGGACGTTTGCAAAGTAATAACCCGCCAATTTCAATATTGTCTTTAAAACGACTACCGTCATCGACTAACAGTTTAAATTTGGGTTGTTCTTCAAGTAGAACAGGCTCATAACCTTCCCGGAAACGCACACTAATATTGCGTGGATCTGGGCTGTTCAACATTGAAACACGAATCCATTTGTAACCGTACCCCGGTTGCTTGTCTGGCTCTGGGAGTAGCTCTGGTGGCATCCACTGCTTAGGACGTTCACTAAATTCACGGTTATCTGCCTCACGGCTTAATTTGTTCTGGGCCATTGTCATGCCTCCACTTTAATAAGTTCTTTAACGTACTGCTCTGGGGTAAGTCCAAGTTTTTTAGCAAGCGCTACTTGCGATTGCGTTAACCGAACTCTCTTAGGTGCCGTCGACCTAGTTGCCGGAGCAACTACCGTTGCTGGTTTAGCTTTTGGCGTGTCTGCCTTTGGCTTTACTTCTACTTCTACTTCTGGTTCTGAGTCTTCCTCAAAATTCTCTGGGAACCGTTTACGCATCGTCTTGTCCAACGTTGCATAGTATTCTTCAGATCCAACCTGCACCCCTTGACGTTTTAGCTTCTCATGAAGTCCTAGAGCCGCTGCAGTCATCTCTTCGTCCTGTCCGAACCAAGGATTATCCGCTTGCCATTCCACGACCCGATCGTCAGGTCTTGGTGCATTTTGATACTGTTGTGGTGATTGTACAACATATTCTTCTTTTGGCAAGTCTGGCAGCTTAAATTTCTTGACTTTGTCAAGTTCCATCTGCGCCCTAGTCATTTCTTCTTGGGCTTCCATGATCTTGTCAGCATCACCAGCTTCATAAGCTTCTTTATAAGCCTGTTTAGCAGCTTTAAGTTGCGCTTTTGCCGTATCTTTCTTAGCTTCCTTATACTCTTTTTCACCTTCTTCAAGCATTAATTTCATGCGTTGATTCTCGGTAAGCAAGCGTTGGGCAGCATCTACTGCAGCTTGGCGCTCTCTTTCAGCAGCTTCAGCACGGCGACGCTCGTCATTCCAGACACGCTTCATCTTAATGAGCTTGTCTTTAGCTTCCTTGCTGTACTTGTCTAGATCGTCAACTTCTACTTCTAATTGTTTGACTTTCTCAGGATCTGCTGGTTTGCGACCACGATCTTCTTCGGGGGTATCGTCCTCGATCTCAATCTCAATCTGATCTTCTACGGGTTTACCCTTAGTTTCAGCTTCGATCTCATCAGGGAACTTATATTCTTGATTCTCTAAATCTGCCATAGTCCGGCTCCTTAAATGAATTTACGCTTGATGCCACGTGGATCTTGCACTACGGCTTCCACAGAGTCATCGTTAATAATCCGGAACTCACGGTCGTGAATTACCAGTCTAGTGCCTGCATTTGGGCGTACAAGGACAAAGTCACCCTTCTTACACCAAGGTCCGTTAGGAAAACGATCCTTATCGGCATAGCAATCTGGGCCTAAATCGACCACAAAAAGTACCGTTGTGAGCAGCTCATCGTGCCGACGGGTCTCGTCAGACTTGATAATCCCACTTTCAAATGCTTCTTCTGCTTCTGGAATCGCACATAGGATGCGATATCCTTGCGGTTGTGGAAGCTGTTTAGCTCTTTCTTCCGCTGTTCTAGCCATAACTGCAGCTAAGTCTACTGCTTGGCTAAGGTTTAGTTCACTCATTGTCCGAGTTCTCCAATCGTTGTTTGAGGTCTTTAATAATGGCACATGCAGCTTCAAGACCTCGAACTTGTCCACATGTGTATTTGTACTCATCAAAATCCTTAGCTTGTCCGTATGTCAGGGCATCACCAAGCATCTGTATTCTCTCCTGATACTGTCCGATCAGGTAATCGAGATGGTCGCTCATTCTTTAGTTTTCTCCTTAGGTTGCTGTTTAGCTTGTGCTTCTAACTGCTGGTCAGCTAGGTGCCTAGCATGTCCATGGTCAGCTAATGTCTTAGCTGCTTCAAACTGATGTTCCATCTGACGTCCACGTTGTTGATTGTGGATATCAGCTGCCTTAGACATTGCGTTCAAATCGGCTGTCTTCATAGCAGTTTGTGCTTGCAACTGCATTTTTTCACGCTCTAACTGCAACTGTTGTTGCTTGAGCTGCATCTCTGCTTGGTCTTTCTGTTGCTGAGCTTGCTGAGCTTGTTGCTTTAATTGCAACTCTTGTTGCTGCATTTGAATCAGAGGATCTTGTGCTTGCTGTTGTGCCTGTTGTTGCTGGACTTGCGCTTGGTTATTCTGCAATAACTTAACTGCGGCTTGTGCCAACAACGGAGCGAGCTGAGCTTCTACTTGTGGATCTAAATGTATATCATCGCCACTTTCGTCTGTCTGAGCAGGCAATGTAGAACCAAGTTGTTTTTCAATCTCGACACGATACTGGAAGCCTAAGTGCTCGTTAATATGCGCCATCATAGCTGCTTGAATCTGCTGCGCCATTGGATTGTTTTGCAACAACTGAGCAATCTTAGGATCCTGCATTGCACTCATGTGCACAGTAATATGTGCTTGGTGGTCTTGGTATGCAAAAGCTTTTGACGGTTTAAGCATCAATATGTTTTGATTTTCCGTAACTGGATCTGTCGGTTTCTGGTCTTCGTCCATCGGAACGAGTTTGTGTGCATTCTTAATCCCCAATACATCGAGCATCTGGCGATAGAGGAGAGGCATGTTGAAAAGCTGGGGCGAGCCTTGAGCCAACTGAAATACCGCTTGGTACTGTACGATCTTTTGCGCCATCGTACTTGCATTAGGATCGCTGACTGGAATGACATCGACGTTATCGTAGTCGCTTTTCTTCGCCTTACGATCGCCTTCGACTGGGTCATAGTTATAGTCCTCTGGTGCGTACTCAGCAATAATATGCTTGAGCAGTTTGAGTTCTTGTTTTAATGAGAAGTGAATACGTGCCTGAACAGCAGACATCACTTTTAATGTGCGCTCTAAGATTGCCAGCGTTGTACCAACTGGGGCGTTGGCTGACATATCTGATAGGTTCAAATCGGCAGTATTCGCAAAGCGACGTCCTTCCTCAATGATCTTATCCATCAATCCTGCTAGGACTTGGCTTGGCTCCTTGTATGGGAGGGGCATGATGTTGTCACGCATTGCGCCAGACGGAACATCAACATCTCTCCATTCTCCGGGGGCAATTGGAGTATCGTCCCCTTTGACACGCAACCCACGGGTCTTAAAGCCGCCCGGCAAATTGGATAGTGTCCCTGCATCGACCAACTGACGAATAATGGAAGTGCCACTTTTAGCATAAGCGCCAATAAGGTGGATGAGACCAAAACAATAAAAACCAAAACCGGGAATATACCCGTAGTGTACGAAGTGTTGTCTTTTCTTTTTAAGTTCATCATCTGGTTCCCAGTTTCTGCGGATAGATAGAACGGTCATTGTGCCCTTCTCGATTGTCACTACATATGGCAGTGCAATACCGGTGGGTTCACCGTTGTCATCCTTATCTTCAAAGCCCGGCAAGTCGAGGTCGACGTGCATCTCAAGAACTTTATATCTACTATCTGTTGTGGCTCTAAAGCCCAACTTCTCAGCAATCTTCTTCTCAACTTCATCTAGTGAGCTATGTGGGTCGCCCAAGTCAACGTCACGATATAAGCCATTAACCTGTAGGATCCTAAGCTCATTCTCTGTTTTGCGCATCACGTGCGTTACACGTGGCGAGCTAGCTAAGTCAGACGCACCATAAGGTACTACCATGTCTTCAGCTGGAACATACATTGCAACCTGACGACCTAATGCTGCATCGTAGTAAATCTTTTTGAACGCATTACCAGCAAGACCTAAACCCCATAACATACGCTCCATCTCTGGGCGATATTCAGGCATCTCTTCGGTCAACTGATAGTTCATGTCATCTTGGACACGCTCAGCTGCTTCTTTCTTGTCTTGGGTTTCTTTACCAACGATAAGTGTCTTAACTGGACCCATTGCTGGGAAAATAGACATCATAGTTTCTGCTTGGAACTTAACCAATGCTTCTGCAAGGAGTGGATGGTAGACTCCACAAGCGCCTTCCCACGGCTCAGCTCGTTCTTCAATTTTAAGGCCCAAGAGTTCTAAGCCATCCACGTAGGTTTGAATCCAATCTTTACGTGAGCCGACGTCTTCGTCAAAGTCACCAATCAGATCACCAGCAAGTTGTGTAAGATCACCCTCGCTAATATATTCGGCTAGGTTATCGTTAAACCCTTCTTCGCCATCATGTTCTTTTTCTAAAACAACTTCTAATCCATCCATGCCAATTCTGACTGACTCTGGATCCTCAATCTCAATCTCTAATGGTGATTCTTGTTGCGCTAATTCCTCGATACCTTGAGGTGCTGCATACATTGCCTTATCTATTGCCATAATTTATCCTTAGTAGTACGCTTTTCTAGCGCTCTTAAAATACCTAATCTCATCCGGCTCATCGCTTGGCAAGCGGATAAAGCCACCATTTCTAAACCGCATTAGTGCCATGACCGTGGAGTCCACTAAGTCATCATGACTCATAAATGGGAATCCTGCAATCTCCTCCACCAACTCTTCAGCCCAACGAGTTTCCGGAACCCAAACTAAACTGGAACGGATAATATCTGCTACGCTGTTAAGTCTTGCTAGTTTATCACCGGAACCCCTATGTGGGGTATATTCCTGCACGGCTAACCCAGTTCTACGCAATTCTTGATATAACGCAGTGCCCGCTGACTTTTTCTCCACTATAAATACATCTGGTGCCCACTCTCTGTATTCATTTAGTGCCAAGTCTTTTAACTCTGGAAACTCTAAACGCTTCTTAATACTGTTTAATAAGATGATGTTGTAGGCGCCGTTCTCGTCATTCATGAACACGCCCCACGTTGTTAGCGCAGTAAAGTCGGCCCGGTTGTGGGTTTCTGCTGCAGCGTCAAGGGACATGATGATGTATTCACACTGAGGTGGTCTTTCGCTTTTCCACCATTGCCACCATTCCCTTTTGACGACGGAGGCTTCTTCGGCGGTTGGATTCTGTTGGTATTGAGCGTTCCATTGGAACACAGGCATAGAGGCCTTAGTTTGACGCAAAGCGGGTAAAGGCATCCACTCAGGCCATAAAGCACGTTCTTCTGGGGTGTTCTCGTTAAAGATTGCAGGGAACTCAACAACTTCATACTGGTCAGCTTCCTCGTTTTGAACCATGTCACGCTTAACTCTACCACTCAAATCATCTTGGTGCCAACGAGTTTGAACAATCGCAACACGGCCTCCCGGCATAAGACGAGTACGAGCACCGTAAGTGAACCACTCATAAGCCTTCTCGAAAACATCGAAGTTTCCGTTAATAATATCTTGTTCGTTATGTGGATCGTCAACCAAGAGTAAATCGGCACCACGACCTGCCAAAGCAGAACCCACACCACAAGCGTAATACTCGCCGCCAGCATTAGTATTCCAGCGCCCAGCAGACTTGTTATCCTGTGCCAAATTGACTGTTGGAAATACCGTTTTATAAAGGGGGTTGTCAATTATGTTCCTCACTTTTCGTCCAAAGTCCACCGCTAAATCGGTGGTGTGTGACACCATTAGTACCTTTTTATCTGGGTATTTACCCAAAAACCATGCCGGAAAAT